TCTTGGCATTTGCTCATGCATTCCCGAAACGCCTTGCTTTCGCTGGTGGTTGGGATTTTAGACGGTGCAGGAATTTCTTTTGGCCGCTGATTATATGCCTCTAGCAACCTCCAGCTACTCTGTTTGTTCTCTCTAAATTTAGTTAAGGAGTCCGCATAGGCTGATTTGAATTTAGAATCCAAAACCTTTTCAGTTTCATTTTTCATAGCCCAATTGCCTACGGCTTGATAACACATTAAAACCAATGGGTGATTGAACTCACGCTTCATAGCAGCTTTTAAGCAATCACTAAGCGAGGGGAAGCCATCGTGAGATTCACATATTTTTATAAACTCAGAAATACTGGGCGGCCAGTCAACGTTTTTTCTGCAATAGTCCAATGCTTCCTTGATTGTGTTCACATTCACATCTTGAAGACCGAAACACCACTCATTCTCCCAAAGAGATTTAAACTCTTCTTCGTGGTAGCTCTTGACAAACTTATGGTCATAAATGGCGGCAAACCTCAAATACAACGCTTTAGCATGCATGCTATTAAACTTATCCATCAACAATCCCTAGTTTAACAATGCCTTACATTCGCGTGATTGATAGATTTGCTTAAACTCTCGAATAGATGCCGTTACAGGGTGTTCGAATTTTTTAAAAGATTTTTTAGTTATTTCATCATTCCATAGTTCGTTTTGTAGATAAGTTGAGGGGTGAGGGATGAATTGCTCATCAGCCCATGAACTGTCATTGGATTGGCGATTGCTTATATCCTCGCAGATTAGGATCCCTATTTTATTTAGCTTCTTTTTGTCCCATATCCTTTTTGCTCGTACCTTGTTTTTCTTTATGGGATACCCATTCCAAAATTCATCAAAAGAACATTCTTGGCTAGTTGGTGCATCGTCAGATGCACTATTGTTTTTAGATATTTCTTTTTTACTTTCTTTGTTTTCTATCTTATTTCTTTTATAGGTGCTGTTATCCGTTGCACGGTTTACCGTATCACGGTTTTCATTAAACGGTGCACAACTTTCATCTAAGGGATTGATTATAAAGGAACTTCCGTCGTCAACTTCCAGATCAAAGTGTGCAAATCTACCCTGAGGGGTCCTAATCTGCACAGTCTTTATCAGTGCATGTTTTTCAAGGATTTTTAGAAGGGTATTAAGCTTATTTATTCCTATGTTGGCATGATTTTTTAAATGATTTTTATGGAATTCCCAATTGTTGGGTAAGCTGTGAAGATAACAATATAATCCTAGCGCCTCCATGTTCCGCAAGTTTTGAAGTACCTTGTTTGGGAATGTTGTAAAATTACCTTCATTCTTTTTAATTCGATATTTGTTTACGCTCATTGATAAATCCTTTTAATTGTTAGAACAGCACGTATTGTGCATGTATGAACTATAAGGTTTGAGATGGGATAGTGCCAGAAAAGGTTGCGATTTACTGAAAACATGATTATAATTTGCCCTGTGTATGGACGCACTTTGCCGTTTTATGCCAAACATTGGCGTCCGGTTGTTCTATTAGTGCGATTGACTTAACTTGGCGGTCTTGCAATCACACGCTGTTTTCAAAAGTTCCAGCAGCTTGGAACATGATGTAACTTGCTGCTAACCCTCTTAGCTTACATCTTAATTTTTAATAATCCTAATACAGTAAACTTCTAATGTAAATGAACAATCTAATTTTAATTATTTTTGAAATTTATTGTATTTTACTATTGTGTAATTAAATAATTATTGCTATAGTATTCTTAATTAAATTAAATAACACAAAAAAGGATATAATTATGAGAGAATATATAAACATGACAACATTTAATATGAGAATAGATAGAGACGTATTAAAATTTTTGAAGATGCAAGCTATACATCTAGACTGCTCTATGACTGATTTGGCAAACAAATTATTTAGTGATTATAAAGTGAAAATAGAGAAAAAAAGAAAAGACGATATCATCAGAGCAGATTCGACTAAGGATTACTTAAATGGAATCACCACTAATTAAAATAGAAGAAAAATTAAAAGACCAAGTAAACCATGTCTGTAGGTTTCATGAATACAGCGAACTAAAACATAAAATGTTTGACTTATGTTTTGAGTGGTACATAAAAGGATTGCACGCAGGAACAGAAGCAGAAAGAAACCAGGGAATAAAAGTATTTTTACTCTTCAATATTCATCATGGATCATTTGAAGGAGTATACGCACAGCGTAAAGATGCAGAATACATGATGGAAAGTTTTGGTAGAGACAAAAACAAGTTCGCAGTAGAAGAACATGAAGTAATAGTATAGAAGTAAAGGGCTGAGGCCATAGGTTCGTACCCTATAACCTCGGTGTTCAATCAAAAACATAGGTGAATTATTATGAACGAATTAAGTTTAGCTCATAGTTACGAAGAAAATCAACCATCATGGAAAGATGATCCGTTTAATCTCGGAGTGAATTACGTCAAGGAAATGACAAGCATGAGCCATGAAACACGATTCATTAACTACACATCAGAACTTGTTTATCAGCATGCAATCCATGTAGATGGGCATTACGAATTAACAATTGATATGTTATCTATTGAAGAAAAAAACAAATTATCTCGTTTATACATAGAGTTAACAGATCGCGAAGTCAGCGAGTGTATATTCGGTGATGACTTCACAATTAACAACGATTTTACTTGTGCAATTCTATTTCTTCTTAAAGAAAACACAGAAATAAATCGAGAAAAACTAGCAAAAATAATCTGCAAAAACATTCTAATTTATTACAAAGACACTTTAAATGACTTGTTATCGGATGCATGCGAACGATTTTTTCGTACAGAAATGACGGAATTAGGTTATCAATCGTATGAGGACCGTGATAGCGGCGATATCATTTGGAGTAAATTCTAATGATAGAAAAATTCAGTGAATATCACTTTTCTATTAAAAAACTTAAAGACAACAAATGGATCTATTTTATTTATCCTGAAGGCTGTTATCCATATGATGATGGCGTTATTGAATCAGATGATTATTATGAGGCTGAGCAAGAGGCACGATTTGCAGCAATAGGACATATCACTAAACTTGAAAACGGGGAAAGATCATGATCATGAAAGACTTAATCACTGCTAGCGAAAGAGTGTCTATTGCCTCTACATTATTAATTGATTATTCAGGATATGAATGCACCGGCTGCGGGACGTTATCAGATGATTTAGCATTAAGCGATGGTTGGACTGATGACCACTTTGATGAAAATTCAGTAACAACCCTTTGTGGTCACTGGTACTGCCATATAGATTGTTTTAGAGATTCTCGTTGATAATTTAATTTTAAGGAATACTCATGGTTACAACACAACAAGTTACTGATTTTGTTACAAAACAACTCAGTGAAAATACAGAAAAGCTTGATAATGAATCACTAAGTCAATTGGATAAAATCGAATACCTATCAATAAATAAAGGTCTTTATATGGTATTGAAGTTTATACATACGCCCTGTAGATAAATGCTTTATGCACATTAATGATTAGTACGTATTGAGGATAAAAAATGGAAATGCAATGTTTTTGTGAAAAACATGTGTGTGAGAACACAACGGACTACATGCACCACCATGATTGGTCAGAACCCCAAGACTATTGTTGCGAAGAATGTGCGGAGTCATGTTACCCAGAATAGATAAATGCTTTATGCACACCATTTAGAGAATATGCGCGAAATGGTATGCATATGGAATTTATTTCGTAAGACCTTAAGTGGTCATAATTAGTGGAGATGTAAATGAGTAATGTAAATAACTGTAATACACCAATTTCTATTGAAGAGGTAATGAATAATAACTTTGATATTATTTGTCGTATGAAAACATATGTTGAATATGCAAAAGGGGATATGAATCTTCTTAATCAGTTCATAGATAGAGCAATAGAGCAAACTAAGAAGCGTATTTATTCAAGAAGAGAGGTGTAAAATGGCGTTAAAAGCAAAAAAACCTGCAATGATTGAGTCAAGACTTAAAGCATTGTTTTATGGTTGTGCCGGTGTTGGTAAAACGATGGCTGCAATCCAATTCCCACGGCCTTATATCATTGACACCGAAGGTTCAACAAATAAGCCACAGTACGTCAGAGCAATTGAAGCTGTAGACGGCGCGGTTCTTATGACCGTTGATTTCGATGAAATGGTTAATGAAGTGCGAGAGCTTTTAACGACAAAGCATGAATATAAGACATTAGTTATAGACTCGCTTACTCTGTTATATAACGATCTGTTAGAGAAAGCAGAGCGTAAGGTAGGCACTGAATTTGGCCGTCATTATGGCGAGGCAAATAAGCGCATGAAGCAACTTTTAAACTTGCTATTCCGTCTTGATATGAACGTCATCATAACGTCACACAGCAAGAACGAATATGGTGCAAATCTATCTGTATTAGGACAAACATTTGATTGCTACAAGAAATTAGATTACCTTTTCGATCTGGTATTTGAAATTCAGAAGCGAGGAACACATAGAGTAGGGCTTGTTAAGAAGTCACGCATTGAAGCATTTCCAGATAGTGACAGCTTCCCATTCTCATACGAGGAGATTGCACAACGCTATGGCCGTCACATATTAGAGCGCGAAGCCGTTGCTCAGCAATTAGCTAGCCCAGAACAGGTTTCCGAAGTAGTTCGGCTGATTGATTTGTTAAAAGTTCCGCAAGAAACGTACCAAAAGTGGCTTGATAAAGCGAGTTCGGAAAAGTGGGAGGAAATGCCTATTGATGCAATAGAAAAATGCATCAATCATTTAACATCTAAAATCAAAGGAGAATGATTTATGTTTACATATCAAGTTTATACAGAAGAAGAGGCAATTGAAGAACGATTCAATCTACTTAAAGAAGGCGAATATGATGCGGTGATCATATCGTCAGAAGATAGGGTTTCCTCTAGTGGTAACCCTATGATGGCTATTATGTTGCAAGTTTTTGATGAAAATGGCAAAGCGCGTGACGTACGCGATTATCTAGTATTCACAAAAGGAATGGCCTGGAAAGTTATTGATTTTGCAAATTCAGCCGGTGTTTCAAAACAATATGTAGAAGGCAAATTATGCTCTGAAATAGTAGTAGGGAATTGTGTTAGGGCTAAAATAAAAGTTCAAGAGGGTGACGAAATATCTCAAGATAAATTAAAAGGTAAACCGGATGGCAGTAAATACCCAAGCAAAAATGTAGTGGACTATTACATTAAGCGTTCAATAGTGATACAAAAAGAAAGTAAACCTGTCGATCAATTCAAGGATGACATTCTACCTTTTTAATTATTGTATATATTAAGGATAATAAAATGAAATTTAATATTAAAAAATGGCGTGAGTTTTATGACAATACACAATATATAGGTAAAATGTTAAATGACGCACGTACAACAATAGATGACAATAAAGTGGTTCATCCTCCTATCTCATATCTAAATATTGATGTTAAATATTCGTTAGAAAATGACATTCAAGATATAACTAAAAAATGTAGTAGATACCTTGATGCTTGCGGCCTTTATATGCCAAGGGCATTATGGGGCTATGACCATGAAGACTCTACAACGTGGGCTTCTCATGAATCGTTTGCCTACAAACACCTGTTAAATCATCAAATAAAGTAATGCATCACGTGTTATATTTTATGGTTGCGACTAGAGAAGATATTCCAGTCGCAACAGATTAATAGTAGATTAGTTGATCACATGAGAATGTATTTATAATCAAACACTTACTTTCAAAAAATGATAGGGAATCACATGAACTTCATAGAGGCAATGAATTGTTTAACATCTGGATCAAAAGTAACACGGTACCCATGGAAAGAAACAGTTTATTTTTTAAAAGTAGGCGATGAAGTAAAGTCTTTTCAACCTGTCGTAGGACCTTATCTTTTTGATCAAGACATTATGATATCGGATGGCTGGATTATATCAGGAGAAGAAGGAGAGCATAAATTTTCAAATACAATCCCTTATTTACAAAAAGGATGCGCAATAAAACGTAATGATTGGAATAAATTAAACGTATCGCTAGACAGAGAAACAAAAACTCTTTTAATTACCTCCATTGAAATATTGCCCTATATTCCAACGTTTGAATCATTTTGTGCTATAGACTGGATTGAATTATGAGCGAAAATGATATGAATTTAGGATGTTTCAGGGATAAGACATACTGCGCCTCTCCACAATGCAAGAATGACTGTGGCCGGGATATAATCCAAGAAATAAATCGTACATTACAAGATAGTAAATATTCACGCATCAGCTATGCCTATTTATGCGGGAAACCGTGCACACATGAATTTGAGTCAAGTTCATTTTTAGTTACTATTTGTACATTATGTGGAGAAATAAAAAATGAATGACAAAAAATAAATTTGCACACATAATCTGTTTATTGTAGGATGCGCAACCTTTGGACATAGGTATGCATTTATGCGATTTTATAACGTTGATGGTATTGAAGAAGACGTACAAGACCCCTCATTTTTTATTGATGAAGATTCATTAATTGATCAAAAAGACGCAATTAATGAATTACTCGACTATTATTAACAATAATTTTACATTCATATTCACAACGCCAATCCAATTATTTTGCAATTCTTGCAATTGGCATTGCGAATATATTTACTATTGATAATACTCCGTGACTATAATTTGCCCTGATCCACCATCGCCACCGTTCCAACCACCCACCCCAGCCACACCGCCCGAACCACTAGCGCCTACAGAATAAGAATATGTCGATAAAGGACTTGCGACAATTGCATTTAAATAAGCACCTGAAGAACCACAATTAGATGAAGTAAACGTAGTACTGCCTGACGCGCCCGAACCACCTGATCCACTATTTGGAGCCGCCGAATTTCCAGCATATCCTGTAAATGCACCAGCACCTGCACCACCCAAAGCAGAAGAACCACCTGGAAATGATGACGGAGGGCCAGCAGATCCGGAAGAAAAACCGCTATTACCTTCCGCCCCATTTACCCCCCAACCATATGCTGGAGAATTAATAGTAAATGAACCAGGACTACCACCATTAGGCATTCCTCCAGAACAGATTAAAAGTGATGAGCCGAATGTCGAATCTCCGCCAGAGGTACCACCTGTAGAGCCAGAACTACCTGACCCACTGCCTCCACCACCACCACCCACCATCTGAATACTAAGGTAAAGCACACCAGCTGGAGTAGTGTATGTTCCTTCTCCAGATAAAAACACCTGCATGGTGGGGGGGAGAGGGGAACCACTTCCGCCGACGAGTGCTATAGTTCCCGAGGCATCTGGAAAACTATAAGTTTGCGTTGCGTTCGTATCAGGGAACACAAAGTGCGAATTGTGCTGAATTTCCGTTCCTGAGTTAATCGCAAGAGAAACATTATCTCCAGGAACTGAAGTCTGGAGGATTACGGCGGCATTCCCTTGTGATTGAATTAATATGGGAATGTCGGTATCAGCACCCGCAGATGAAATAATAGGGGATCCAACTTCTGATGCTGAATTACTTATCTCTACGTAATTTACCGCACTAACTACAGGGTTTAACAATAAGATTTCATTTCCATCAACATCATTAATCTGTGCAATAATTGGGGTTGTAATTTCAGGTGAAGTAGACAATACAGGCAGTCCTGTTCCCGAGCCAGTCACTCCCGATACGGCAGTCCCATCAGTAGCATAATAAGCGATTTGGTTCATTAAACCAGAATTAACAGTGCCCGAACCACTAGTAAGCGCTATTGTCCCTGATGCATCAGGCCACGTATAGGTGCGTGTAGCCTCCGTATCAGGAAAAACCATATTTGTTTGATGTTGTAACTCTGTTCCAGAATCAACTTGAATAGTAGTTCCTGTTCCGGTTACCGCACATTGAAAATATACACCGGCATTCCCTTTGGACGTCAAACCTATTGATATATTTGAATCCGTACCGGCTGAACTAATTAATGGATTGACACCTGTTGATGCGTTTGTTATTTCAATATAGTTAACAGAATCTGAAATAGCATTAAATCCTAGCATTTCATTACCGTTTAAATCATAAATAGCAGTTGGGCCTTGGATGCCACCTGTCAATCCTGATAAGGAGGTAATATTTGAATTGTCGCCTGCTGTTGCAAATAAGCTAGAAAGTTGTGTCATGCTTTCTTTGTATGTTACTCCACTTTGAACAACGGCAAATATATCCGACATTTCTGGCGTAGTAATTGACGGCAATAAACTTATTTTAATACCCATGATATACCTCCAATTATCGAATCCTAACCGCACCTAATTGAACTTGAATTGACGGTGCTGTTGTAAATGTTGCGCTAGTTTCTAAGTAGACAGTTACTGAACTACCAACTGATATGAACAATCCTAGAGATTGAGACCGATAATCAGTGGACGCTAATGAATTTGTCATAATAAATTGACCTAATCCGAATCCAGTGATACTTGGATCTAATGATGTAATAGATAATCCACCAAAAGCACTGGTAGTATCTATTGTGGGCTGTACTACAACATACGCATTAACAAGCCAGTTTCCGGGTGTCAACTGCAGTCCTACTATGTTTTGCAAAACGCCCGATGCACTATAGGTTACATTTTCAAGCCCTGTTAGTGTCGGCTCTCCCACATAGCCAGTCGCTGCATAACTGCCATCAGTCACGCCAACAATCCCACCCGATGATGAAAGTTGTATAGAAGAGCCCGTAGCAGCACCGATATTGGGCGTAATCAAGCTTGGTGAATTTTGAAGGACTACGTCACCTGTACCCGTAGAACTATTACCTAGTAATGTCATGGTTCCGGATGCATCAGGGTATGTAACGGTCCTGGTATTGATCGTATCAGGAAATACTAAGTTAGTTACGTGACTTGCTCCAGTTCCAGTTTGTAATACACATGAACTACTGGAGCCTTCGACATGTGATATTAAATAAATAGGCTGCTGTCCTTGCGACTCAAGAGCTAATCCAATGTCTTCTGAGGTTCCATCGACACTCATTGAAACTACAGTATCAGGTGAGTTGGTAATTTGAATATAATTAGTAGCAGATGCGACAGGATTTAATCCAATGATTATGTTGCCATTTGTATCATATATATTATCAACTTGTGGTCTAGAAAGGATTGGGCTAGTTTCTCTTACAACATACCCTGTACCTGTAGTAGACAAACCGGATAATACAACGCCATCTTCTGCATAATAACCTACTTGACCTAGTAGGCCCGCTGCAATTGTACCATCTGAAGTCAGTGCAACAGTGCCTGTTGCATCGGGCCATACAATACTTCGGCCTTCCGCCGTATCAGGAAATTGCATTGAGGTATTATGTTGGCCGTCTGTTCCTGAAGTGATTACAATGGATGGATTTGCGCCTGGAACATTGGCAATCAAATTAATTGTTCCTGAGTTTTTTGATTGAACTGTTATATCAATTGATTCATCCGCACCCTGTGCACTAATTAATGGTCCTCCGGCAGTTGAGCCATTTTGAATATTAAGATAATTTACCGCATCTACAGAAGTAGTGAATCCTACCATTGCATTATTGTTAGTATCATTAAATCCTGCGAAAATAGGCGTGCTAGTTGTGGCTATGCCTTGAGGCGTAGTTAATGTGATCGCAGTGCCCGTAACAGGACTTCCGCTTGTTCCATTTACCAATACTTCATTGGCCGTTCCTTGAAGACTAATTACACTACTTCCTTGAAATAATGACAGTACTTGTTCTAATGTAATTTTACGTGTAACAGGCCCGGGCAATTGATCTGCTGGGAACACGTCAGTTGCTTGCGCTACTGAAGCGGCTGGTAGTGCGGTAATCGTGATATCCGTCATGTCTATACCTCTTCTGTAGCAAGTAATATTTCAGAAAGTTGTGTTGTAATTAGTTCGCCATTCTGTGTAATGAGTTGGTAATTATGACCAATTGATTGACTAGGAATCACATGCATTAAAATACATACTAATCCACCATAATAACCTTGCATTTTATTCCCTTAAAATAAGGGAGAGCTTAGTAAGCTCTCCGTACATTTATTTATGCACCATAGTCGCCGGAAGTTAATTGGGCTGATATGTTATTACCGCCAGGCAATGCTAGTACTAAATAACTTGTTTGCTGAGCTGTATCAAGCAAACTAATAACACAACTTCCGGTGGCACTAGACATACAGGAAATTAATGTTGTCTCAGGAGCCGAGTTACTCAAATCAAGACCACCGCTTGACACAGAGAATCCTGTTGAAGCAGGAGATGCAAGGGTGAGTCCGTCGGCAGTTGATGAAGCATATAATACAAACATTACACTACGTGTGATGTTATTTCCTGAACCATCTTTTAGTTGGATCGTAATAGTTGCTGTATTCGTTGCGCCTGGGGCAATTGTAATGACAGAACTACCTGGATCAACCATAGCCGCTGGTGTTGCACCCGTATAAATTAGATTTAATTCAGCGGATAACGCAACAACGGTTCCTTCTGTTAAAGATACATCACCTGATGCTATGGTTAAACCATAAGGCAAGTTAGCGCCCTCTGTTGATTGTTCCTTAATGTTGCCTGATGTATCTGAAAACACGGCCAAATCATTAGCAACTGAAGGCGAACCAGAAAATGTAACTGATTCTCCAACAAGTGCTAAGGTGCCTGTTGCATCGGGCCATGTGATTGTTTGTGCGACATTAGTATCAGCAAAGACCATATTTGTAATATGCCGAGAACTAGTACCTGTTGCAAAAATAAGAGAAGCGCCAGAAGATGGAACACCGGTTGAGAAATACATAGATTCAACGCCGCTTGATTCAAGCTGCAATGCCACATTTGGACTAGTACCAGCCGTTCCAATTGTCACAACTTCACCCGCTGAATTGCTCATTGTTAAGTAATTAACGGCATCTGTTACGGCAATAAGATTTAATATCTCATTGTTATTTGAATCATAAATCGTATTAATTGATGGTGAAACAATTGATGGGCCTTCTTGTTTAACAGCTGAACCACTGCCTGTTACTGTCAACGCAGATAATGTAGTTCCGTTTGATTCATAATAAGCAATTTCACCTGCACCACCTGCATTAATTGTACCGCTTCCACTAGCTACTGAAGATATAAAATTAATAGGATCTAATCCTATGAATTCTGGCAATGGCTCTACTAATGTAAATAAAGAGCCTGCGCCTGAAAGCCCAGCAGAGATTGCTAAATATTGACCAGCCTTCATTTGCTCTAATGATTGTTGATCTGCGGCGCGTTGTAAAACAACAGTTGTATCAATACTATATACAATATAAATGCCTTGTTCATAAGCTGTAGTTTGCAATTGAAGCAATAATCTATCGCCCACATTCACTTCAACACTGTCAACAGTTAAAGAAGTATCAGCAATAGTTAATGTGGCGCCTACGCCATTATTAGAAGGACCATTGTAATATTGACCCACAATATTTGATGTTGAAACTAGACGAGCAGGAGTTAACCAAGGTGAGAATACAGTTTGTGATAATGTAGATGTCATTTTTAAAGTCCTTTTAATTGATTAATTTATTATCCCTAAAACAACTAGCTTCCCCATACCAGATTAGTAGCCGTAGTACCTGATGAATTCACTTTTATAGAGAATACGGGGTGCCATGCGCCAGCTGCCAATCCAACAAGAGTCTGATTTGTTCCATCCCATTTCATATATGAAACATTACCTG